TCGCAGGTTTGCTTGCGTCGTAAGATTAGTTCAAGAATGTCCAACTGGCCTTTCCGGAAGTAAAGGTCTTGTGTGTCCGTTACCAGTGATAAATCGTTGATGCTATCTTTTAATCGTTGCAAGTCTTCTACTAAGTCAGTCCATCCGGGCTGGATGAAGAGAGTAAACTGATTCTCGTAATACTGTTGTAATTCATGATTCATCGTACTTTTCCAAATAGTTTAGCATTGCTTTGATTGTTTGCTTGTTTTCTTTAAGTAGTCCTAAAGAAACATTGCAATTTTTACAAAGAAGGCCTCTAACTTTGCCAGAAACATGGCTATGGTCTACCGCCAGTCCTTTTAAAGTTCCTCGAAAAGTTGATGTTTCCTCTTCCTTACAAATTTCACACTTATTTTGCTGTTCAGCTATTTTTTTATCGTATTCTTCTTTACTGATTCCATAACGATATTTTAGCTGATTGCCTTTGTGTCTTTCTTTGTTCTTTTTTGCCCAGCCTAAAGAACGGGCATTTGCACAGGGTTTGCACAAATAGCCCTTACCTGTTGACTTTGGGTGTTCAGATGTCTTACAAACTGGGCAAGGGGGTAAGGATTGTTCCATGAAGGAGTCCTATAAAGTTCATAATAGTATATTATACCAAACTTTTACACTTTTGTCAAGTACTTTTTACTGTTTTCTTGACATTTGTGCCAAAGCAATGCGTTCGTTGCTGTCAATGTCCTTCTCTTTGATTGCCAATTCAGCCAATTTCACCCGACGGGCAAAGTCAGCCGTTTCATCATTCTCATTGAGGTTGTTAGACAGGGCAGCGATGAGCTTGGCTTGAGCCAGTTGCGGCGTAACTTGAGCTTCAACAGTGGCCTTCTGAGCCTCTGCCTGCTCCCTTGCTGCCTTAGCCTGGGATTCCTGCAACTGAGCCTGCACCAGAGCCATCTGAGCCTGTTGCTGCTGCATTGCAGCCTCTTGAGCCTGCGGGTTGGGCTGAGACATCTGCTCCAGCGCCGCCAGAAGGTCACCACGGTTGCTCAAACTGCTGTTCTGGAGGATTCCACGCAGAATCAGAGGCAGAACAGGCGTATCCGGGCCTAAAGTCTGCAACAGGGCAATCATTTGCTGCTGTTCAAACTCACGGGCAAGGATGCCAAGCGAAGCAGTCGGTACAAACGTCATATCCACCGTCGGATAACGGTCAGGATCGAACTGCATGAAACGGAAAGCAGCCTTGTTGATGAACGGAATCATGAAATCTTCTTGGAAGTTCGTCAGCGTACGCTTGTACTTCTTGATGATTCCGGCCATCGCCATGCTCATGCCGCCTGCACCAGCGTCACGAGGCACATTGGAGGGCATTCCTGCGCTGTCAACGGTTCCAGTGGCCTGTAACAGCATACGTTCGAAGTTCTGAGCCGCATTCATGGCATTGCCGTCGGTTTGACCGAACTTGAACGGGAACAGAATCTCGCCAGGATTGCCGTTGGTGAGGATAGCCTTACCGGGTTTAACCTCAAACTTGGCTCCACGAGGCAGGCGCGTAGCGTCCATCGCAATCATGGGTGCCGTTGTAAGGGCCAGAGAGTCCATATGGGCGCGTAATTGCCCATCAATGGCCTTCTGCATGTTGTAAGCCTTTTCAACCGTGCCACGGCCCCAGAAACGGCCAGGAACGGTGTCATCTTGGTAAGCCACCACAGGCCGATCCTTCATCATGTAAGGATTTTCTTCGGCTTTGAGCAGCATACTGTCGTTGGCAATCACGACAATGGCTTCAACTAGGTTGGCATACTTGTCACCGACAGAGTTTTCAGGGAAAATCTCTTCGTATTCTTCGCCTTCGTTCTCAGACAACAGTTCACGAGGCACCAAACCGTAGTAGGTGACCAGCTTTACCTTGTCGTCTTGGAACTGTTTTGGGTCTTGAGTAGGCTCAAGCTCCTGATCTTCGTATCCGGTAGTGATGTCTACCTTCTTGTAGATACCGTTTTCGATACCTTCGACGATCTTGTGGACAGAGACATACTTCTCAATGGCCACACCGAGGGCTTCTTCGATGCTTTCAGCGTTCGGATCGATCAGGAAGTTCTTGGGATTGACCGGCTTGAGCTTGATAGCTACACGCTCTTGCTCTTGAACGCCGATAGCAGCCGCATCCGTGACACCGGGAATAGCCTGAGTCGCAGGAATGTACTCCATCTCGGACTTGACCACGATCTCACCGATACCGGTGCCGTAGATTTCTGCCATCAGTTCAATCTGATCGACAGACTTCTTGATCTTGTCCTTCTTGAAGTCCTCCATCAACTGCTTACGCAGGGCTTCAATGTCCAGCGGAGAGCCATCAACGTCACGAACATCGTCCTCGATGTCGAAGAAGTCTCCGTTACCGAAGATAGCCTCGACAATCTCAGCGTGACGAGTCTCTACCGCTTGTTGGGTGGCCGGACTGATGATGCGAGAGCGTTCCGAATCACGAGTGCGATCATTTGAATCCCACTGCCCACGAAAGATACGCTCATACTCAAGCCAAGAATCTAGGTGGTTGGCATCACGATGGTCACGCCATCGCATGATGTGGTCAGTAATCCAAGCCGTGAGTTCTTTCTCGTTCTCTGTTGGCTCTTCAAACTCTTCGTTATGCTTTTCGTATTCCATCACCACTTTTCCTTGTTGGCCCAGAACGCAGCAGACATCTTGCCTTTGGCGATGTTAGCAGCGTGTCGAGCTTTGAAAGCCTCATTGCGTTTAGAGCCTTCAGGAGAACCAGTAACTCCCTGCTGCCCAAAACGAATTGTTTTAACCTTGTCTCCTTCCTTAGCCACAACGATGTGACTCTTGGTAGGATGGTCTGGCGTGCGCTTAGGCTTGTTGTAGCCACTCACGCCTGCACGGGTAAGCCGGGAGTCCTTGGTAGCCATTACTTAGCCTTAGCTAAACACTTTCCGGCTTTCTTGCACTTGGCCGGAGTAGGACAACCAGGACAGGGCTTAAACTCTTTCATGGGGATCATCTTCTTAGTAGCCATTTTTCTTACCTTTCTTAGCGGTTTTAGCTGCATCCTTGAAGTCTTTGGCAGACGGAGCACCCTTGGCCCCGACCTTACGCATCTTCTCGCCGCTACCGGCTTCAATGCGTTTACGCTTTGCGTTGATGTTTGCGTACAGTCCAGGTTTCATTAGTACCCCGCTATTTTGTCAAGGATAATGTATTCGTCTTCTTCGTAGTCCTGTTGGTAGGACACGACAGCTAATTGGTCAATGTAAGACAAAGCATCCACCAGATCGTCGTGTACGCCGTTGGTGGGGAACATCATCAACTGATCCTTCAGTTCGTCCCAATCTTCGTCTTCATTAAAAGTGACACGACCGTGTTCCATGCGCCCTTGCAGCGCCCAAATAACACGATCAGCCTTCTTTTTGTTGCCGTGTGTAAGGTCTTGAATGTGTGCATAGATGTTGTTCTTTCTCATCAAGTCGTTGAGATAAGGCAACACAGCGTTCTTAAGCGCACCACGCTCAATACCGACAGCAATAGGCTCGTAGTCTCTGATAGTCTTCAGGATATTTACGGCAGTCTCTCGTATATCCCACCGACCATGAACAACTTTGTGTACGAACCAATCACCGTCATCTGTCACCTTTACGATAGCAATTGCAGATTCATCCAGCTTTTTCTTGGCAGCACTTGCGTTCTTTGCTACATCCTCAAACCCTGCCAAGTCAATAGCCACCACATAAGAACCATACTGAGGCTCTTTCCCAGTCTTGAACCATTGTTCCTTGAAGACATCAGCACCAGCGGTGTCAAACGAAGACAAGTACTCTTGCTTGAAAGCAAAGGAGCTTAGTGTTCGCTTGGCTGCTTCAATTTCCTTTGGGTCAATCGTTTCGTTGTCTTGGGTGGTAAAGTGCCAAGACTTCCACTCTTCGTCCTCACCGGACTGTCCGAGTTGGAAAATGTCATAAAACCAGTTTCTTCCGCTTGGCGTGGAAATAAATAATGCCCTGCCTTTTCTGTCAGACAAAGATGCACGAAGAATCTTTTGCCAAACTTCGTCTTTAATGAAGGCGCACTCGTCAAGCACCAGATAAGTCAAAGACACGCCACGAAGGCTGTCAGGATTGTCAGCACCACGAACAAGAATCTTCCGTCCATTGAGAAGCGTAATCTCAAGGTTGTTCACATGGCTGGACTTGATGACAGGTCTTCCAAGGTCATGCAACAGTTCCCAGATAATCGACCTAGCTTGACCCATCGTAGGGGCCACATACATCACGCTAGAGCCTTCAGGGCAGTTTAAAGCCTCTATGAGCAGCGTAACCGCAGACAGTCGGGATTTACCACATCGACGGCCAGCAGCCACGATCTTGAAGCGAGTATTGTCGGTGAAGACAGTCTTTTGCCAGTTCAGTAGTTGAAAGTTTAAGGCTGTCATACGTCAATCACCTCATCGGACGTAGACACCTTGGGATCATTAAGACCAGAGATGTTGATGCTAATAGACGGCATTTGACCAGCTTGCTTGCTTTGATCGAAAGCAGACACAGGGACAATTCTATCGACAATCAGCTTCCAAGCAGCAGCTTGGTGTGCATGTTCATCGTTAAGGGCAGCTTCGTATATTTTCTCTAAGACCTTAGCACTCTTAGGACTGTTCAACATCCTGAGCTTATAGTCATTGATAATGGCTGCATCACCTGGGGGACGACCACGTTTACCTAAAGTTCGTGACTTGGTTTCGACAAGGTCAGATTTAGACGGTCTTCCAATCTTGTTGCCTGTTGGCTTGGTCATGTGTCTTTATCCTTTAAGGAGACAATCCTACATTAAAGTAAACTTATAATGTAAATTATTAATAGTTATTATTATAAGTACTTATAACATTATACTTATAACATTAGACATCTATGTCTTCTATGTCTATAGAGTCCTTCTTTGCTTACATCATAGTACTATTATAACACAACTTTGTCTGTTTGTCAAGTCTTTTCTTGTCTTTTTGTTAAAATTCTTTCATTTGCTCCCTCTAACGTCTCCCTTCCAGGGTGTCCGTGTTCCGTCATCGTCTCTTTTGACTCTATCCCCATTTTTCTAACACTGACAATGACTTACAGTGTCTTACATGACGACTCTGTCCCTAATTTTTATAGTCTATTTTTACTCTTTTGTGAACGTTGTAGGCTCCACCAAAATAAACTCACACAGCCCAACCCCTCCCCCCGTCTTCAATGACCTGGCACGGATCTTGCATGGTCTTCGCTGGCCTGGATTGTATACACGATTGTATACACATAAGCGATCACTTATATAAGCCAATGCTTATGTATCCATGCACCAATGTAGTGCTTGGCATAGTTCTTGCATGGCCTTTGTTGGCATGAATGTTGCAGGCGTGGGAGGCGATGGAGGTGCCTCTAGCGTGGTTTTTAAGCAACACAAAAGAACTTATCGAGTTCCAGCCTATCATTGAAAAATACAATAGACCCTACACTTGCGTAGGACATTGAAACCTGATACAGTCATTACATCGACAACGCAACTGGAGCAAGCAAATGAAGGTAACCAGGAAATCAGCAGGGGCTTACAGCATCACGCTGCATGGCCATACATTCAAGCTGGAGAAGCTGTGCGGTGACAGGTACTGGACACTCTCCAATGCTGACGATACCGAGATCAATCGCTGCGAGACGAAGAGCGGGATGCTGGAGCTTATGTCCAGCTGGTCAGCAGAGCGGGCCAACGAAAATGCACAGGCCAGCACCTGCTACTATGCCTAAGGGTTTATCCCTATAGACTACACAGACAACACAGACACAATCCGTACATCATCAATCAACAGAGGATCAACATCATGCACACCTACCTGTTTTCAGACAATGAACACTTCCAGGTTGAAATCAAGGCCAGCACAGCCAAGGGAGCACTGATGAAAGCGAGAACCATGTTCGGCATCCGTGTTCCCTTGCGCCTCAATCAGCAGGTTCACAATCTTCGTCAATACCGCAACGGCACCCACGGATACGGTTGCCACATCGTCGGGCCTATCTGACAGTTTCCACATCTAGGGCCTACACTGTGGGCCTTATCGTGGGCACTGTCGCCCTGCATCGGCCCATCATGGGCAACACTGGAGCAAACCATGTACACAACATCCCTTGACCTGACCGCTGACATCATTGACGTGCGCGACATCATCGAGCGTGTCGAAGAGCTTGAAAATGAGATGCAGGGGGAAATCCCTGATGGCACAACATGGGCCGACACTGACGAAGCCGCAGAGCTTGCTAAGCTGGTCGCCATCCTGTCAGACCTAGCCGGTAATGGTGGTGATGAACAGTGGCGTGGTGATTGGTATCCCGTGACGCTTATTCGAGACAGTCACTTCACAGATTACGCGCAAGAACTATGCGAGGACATCGGCGATGTTCCACGCAACCTGCCGCATTACATCGCTATTGATTGGGAAGTGACTGCGCGTAACATTCGCATAGACTACACGCCCACAGAGATCAATGGCGTCACCTACTGGTATCGTTGAAACAATCGAAAGGTTAACCATGAAAAACACTGTCTTCGGGTCAACTATCGTTGACGCTATCGCCCTAGTGATCGTCTTCGCTGGGTTGGGTGTCTTGCTTGCTGGAGGATTTTAACGTGAAAATTCTAGTTGCCTGTGAGTACTCAGGGAAGGTTCGAGACGCGTTTAGGGCACTGGGGCACGATGCTGTGTCTTGCGACATAATGCCGACTGACGTTCCTGGGCCTCACTATCAGGGAGATATGTTTGACATCATCAATGATGGGTGGGATATGATGATTGCCTTTCCGCCATGTACGCATCTAGCCGTCAGTGGGGCAAAACACTTCGCCAAGAAACGTGCGGACGGACGCCAGCAGCAAGGCATAGACTTTTTCATGCAAGTGATAAACGCACCGATTCCGCGCATAGCCGTAGAGAACCCTGTAGGGATCATGTCTACACTTTATAGGAAACCGGATCAGATCATTCAACCGTGGATGTTCGGGGATCAGGCGCAAAAGTCTACCTGTCTATGGTTGAAGAACCTTCCATTGTTAGTGTCTACCAACATTGTAGACAAGGGTGAGTTCTATGTGTCGCCCAGCGGTAAAAAGATGCCGCTGTGGTTCTCTAAGCATAAATCCGCCAAAGTGCGAAGCACTACCTTCGACGGTATCGCTCAAGCAATGGCCAACCAGTGGGGAAATCTGTAATGTATGCTGTTGTTTTTAAGTCAACTGGCATTGTTGCATATCGCAACAGTGACCGGACACAATGTAAACTGTGGGCACTGTGGAACGATCATCCAGACGCCAATGGTGAGCCGATGGGACTATTTCACATTGTGAAAATGAAAGGCTAACATGGAGTTCATCTATTCTGTCGGCACCTTCGACAAGGTTGTCCACGTATGGCTTGTCCACAATCCTGGCTTTTATGAGCTAGAATTGATAGACTATGACACCGGAGAGACCCTACAATCCCGAACATTCGAGGGCTTGGAGGAAGACGCAATTGAGGAATCTAGACAATGGCTGAAGACAATCTAGGCAAGGAAGGGGTCAGGAAGGCCTCTAAAAGGCCCGTAGAGGCGCTATCGTGGGTCGGGGAATACCAAGGTAGCCTGAAGCGTTGTTCATTGCTGAAACACTGGCCATTTCCGACATACAAAGGTCAACCACTGGAACCAGTAAAGCATCCGAGACAACCTAGGGTAAACCCTGAGTGGTCAGATGCACTGTTGTAAATAAACAACACTTGAAAGGAATCACTATGCGCTGTCAATGCTGCAACAAGAACCTCAACGACTATGAATCAACACGAAAACATGCCCTTACGGGGGCTTACCTTGACCTATGCAATGGGTGTTTTGCTGAGGTGTCCACAATGGCCGATGTGCCTGTCACGACAAGGGAAGACCTTGCTAACTGTGTGGACATTGAAGAACCTGTTGACACAGACACAGAAGACATGTACAATGATCTATATAGAGAAGACAACATAAAAGAATAATGTTATAAGATATTTATAACATTTTAACTGTTAATGTTAACTTTTAAGAGGAAATCATGCACGTTGACGACGATCTGAGCACCCTGGAAGGGGAATATCTGAGGTCTTTAGGTGACAATCAAGCATTTCAGGAGGAGTGCTACTACTTTGGGACTGTCCATGCCATTGTCGATTTGATGCGTCTTTATGGGTTTGATGTCGTGATGAAAGACATAAACCGTGTGATGTCTGAGTGGGACGATGATCGATGATTGTCATAATGTCAACTATTCTTGTGGTGGTCTTATCATGTCTGATCGAAAAGTAATCAAGATTCAAGTTAAAGGATGTTCCGATGGTCTGTTTTGGTACAGTCAACACATCGGTGAGCAGTTCGATGTGTTGTGGTTTGACCCCGACGAGGCTGTGTTTTGGGTTCGTGAGCGTGACCAATACAGTGCACGCAACTGGATCGCCTGTAGGGATGCGGAGGTGGTACAATGACTCTACGAACAGCAGCACAGCAGGCGCTTAGGGCGTTGGAGTGGAATTTGCCAGTTCTAGAAGACTACGGAGACAAAGACCAACTTGATCTTCAGCACAAAGCCATCACCGCCCTCTACACCGCGCTTGCGGAGCCTGAGAAGCATGAGGACTGGTGCGATTCGGTGACGAAGATGCTGACATCCCTGCCGCCCAAGCCTGCGCCGTGCAATTGCAAGCGCACGGAACCTGAGCAGAACGACACCGCGCTTGCGGAGCCTGAGCAGGAGCCGGTGGCGTGGATATACAGGGGAAATTTGCATCCGTTTGACCCAAGCGATTGGGCAACAGAGACAGTTACACCTCTCTACACCCACCCCGTAGACGACACCGCCCTGCTGCGGCAGGCGTATTTGCTCTGCGACGAAATCAACAAGATGCCTCATGTGCGAGGCAGCATCAATGGAATGGCCGTGCAGTTGCAGTACGCCCTGCGCGAACGACTAGGAGAGAAGGCATGACACCCAAACAGAAAGAATATTACGACAGACAACTTAAAATATATCGGCAGAGCTGTTGCATCCACGAGGTTTATGTCATTGATTGCGTGTTTGGCATTGGATCAACCAACCTTGGGCCTGTTGATCCTCCGGTGGTTGGTCTGAGCAATGACGGTGATCCTCATTATCAGCAATTATTTCAGAACTGGGCAGAGGTAAATGCATTCATTGAACAAGTGAGAGCAGCCGCAGAACAAGCATGGGGGCAGGAATGAGTGCATGGCTGATCGCTGTCACTGGCTTGATCTACCTCGGCGTAGCCCTGGAGCAGCTATACAAAGGCAATACGCCTATGTTTGTCTGCTACATTGGATACGCATTCGCTAACATTGGACTCTATAGGATGGCATCGTGACCTTTATCTTTGAAACCTACATGGGTGACTGTTTGGTGACGGTTGAGGCTAAGATTCACCGGAACTACCGAGCCTCTATCCTGTCCCTGGCCATTGACGACAAGGAATTCCCTGTTGACAGTCTCAACGCCAAGGCACTGCAACGCCTGGAAGACGAAGCAGACGAGAAAGCAGCAGAGGTGCAGAATGAATACTAAAATGCTCATCAAGGCACGCAAGCTGTGGAATAACCCTAACGCCAGCGTGGAATTAAATCGTGCTAATATGCGGAAATGGGTGAAATCTGTTAGAATGTTGGGTTCTAATTGGCTTTTGGCTGTTCCTGTGGAGAAGAAGACATGAAATTTAGAAAGAAGCCTGTTGTAATTGAGGCTACGCAGTGGTTTTGCATGGGACATCACCCCGCAGTGCAAGAGCGATGGGATGCCGGTGATCCGGTATACTTCATCGAGACACTTGAAGGGCCGCACATCGTCACTCCCGGCGACTGGATCATCACAGGCGTGAAGGGTGAACACTACCCTTGTAAGCCTGACATTTTTGAGATGACCTATGAACCCGTGGAGAAGAAACCTTGATAGAATCTAAGTTCGTGAAGCATGTTGCATGTGAGTCCTGCGGAAGTTCAGACGCTAATGCTCTGTACGATGACGGGCACACTCACTGCTTCGCTTGTAACACTACGAGGATAAGCGTGGAAGACACTCAACAAGCACCGAAACCGCCCAAGGCTAAGAGCCTGAGCGTTAGCGGCACTGTCAGGGGCATCCCTGAGCGTGGTATCAATCGACAAACCTGTGAAAAGTTCGGAGTCCTGCAAGATGATTCAAACCATTATTACCCGTATCTTGACAATGATTCTGCCATCGTCGCTTACAAGGTCAGGAATGTAGAAGAAAAGAAGTTCTCAATCCGTGGAGACTTCCAGCAGGCTAAGTTGTTTGGTCAAAACCTGTTCCACCAGGGAGGAAAGTATGTCACTTTGGTCGAAGGCGAACTGGATGCCCTTGCTGCTTACCAACTTACCGGGAGTCAGTGGCCTGTTGTGTCTATCCGTAACGGTGCTAACGCAGCCCTGAAGGACTGCAAGACACAGTTTGAGTGGCTAGACAGTTTCGAGAACATTGTAATCTGCTTTGATGCTGATGAGCCTGGACGCAAGGCCGCTAAAGAAGTGGCTGAGTTGTTCGGGCCTAAGGCGAAGATCGTAAAACATCTGTCGGGGTTCAAAGATGCTTGTGACTACCTCATTGCTGGCGCGACTAAGGAATTTGTTTCAGAGTGGTGGAAAGCAGAAGTCTATGTACCGGACGGTATCGTTAACTCGGCTGATCTGTGGGACTCTGTTAGCACTCCCGAGCAGCCTGCTAAGGCGCATTACCCGTGGAAAGGACTGAACAAGCTGCTGTATGGCATCCGTGACGCTGAACTGATTACAGTCACAGCCGGGTCAGGGCTTGGTAAGAGTCAGTTCCTGCGGGAAATCCTGTACGGACTGCTCAAGACTACGGACTGGAAGATCGGAGCTATGTTCCTGGAAGAGTCTGTACGCAAGACAGCCCGTAGCATCATGTCAGTACACGCTAACAAGATGCTACACTTGCCAGACACTCCAGTGACCGGCGAAGAACTGAAGGATGCCTTCGATGCGACTCTGGGAACTGGCAGGGTGTTCCTGTTCGATCACTTCGGGTCGCTGGAGATTGACAATGTGCTCAACCGTATCCGTTACATGGCTAAGGCTTTGGACTGTAAGGTTGTGTTCCTGGATCACATCAGTATCGTGGTGTCAGGGCAGGACTTGGGCGATGAGCGTAAGGCCATTGACAATCTGATGACTAAGCTGCGGACACTGGTACAGGAGCTTGGGATCACTCTGTTCTGTGTGTCTCACCTTCGTAGGCCCACGGGCAATGCAGGGCACGAGGATGGACAGGCAGTGTCGTTGTCTCAGTTGCGTGGATCAGGGGCCATCGCTCAGTTGTCGGATGCAGTGATTACACTGGAGCGTAACAGCATGGCAGAGGATCACAATGACAGGCACACGACAAAGGTTTCAGTGGCCAAGAACAGGTACAATGGCTACACCGGCCCTGCGTGTCATCTGTTGTTTGACACTTACACAGGCAGAATGCTTGAGGTTGAGGAAACATTATGATGGACATTGAAGCACTCGTGGCTCGGGTGTGGGAACTGGAGGGGAAGTATGACGAGCTACTAAGGAATCACCAGAGTCTAATCCACGAGTATGAAGAACTGAAAGCCAGATATGAAAAGGCTAGTGCTGGACATCGAAACATCGACGGATCACCGTACGATTCACTTGGTAATCACTAAAGACATTGACAGTAAAGAGATAAAGACATGGAAGGAAGCCGCGACCCTCGGGGCGTATTTAAAGGACGCTACGTTAATAATCGGCCAAAACATTCTGGCGTTCGATGCACCGATCCTAAATCGTACTTGGCAGACGAGGATTCGTTTGAGCCAATGCTACGATACTCTAATAGTGTCAAGGCTGCTAGATCCGAGTCGAGAGCAAGGACACAGCCTGGAGGCATGGGGGAAGACACTCGGGAAGGAAAAGATTGACTACGCTACACGTTGGGAAGAACTTGCTGGACGGCAGCAAGCCTACAAAGGTGAATGCTTTGACAATCCTTTCCCTGACCTTCTGGTGGAATACTGTACGGCAGACGTAGAAGTTACGGAACTGTTGTATCGTAGGCTGACAGAGGAAGTCACCCGCAAAGAGTTCAGTCAGGAGTCTGTTGACCTTGAGCACAAGGTAGCAGCCATCATTGCGGAGCAGGAACGAAATGGTTTCAAGTTGGA